TAGAACATAAAAGACGTTTTAATGCTTATTCTAAATATATTAACTCAGATTATTTTGATATTAAAAACTCAAACATTTCAAGAGTTTGTTTTGAAAGCTACGATCCAAATATTTATGTTAATGCTTTTGCAGAAGAGTTCACAGAAATTGAAGAGGATAAAGGATATTCATATTTGGAAAAACCTCCTGTTTGCATTTTGCATGATGAACAAAAAAAGATTGATATTATAATGAAATTCAAATGGGAAAAATCATTTATTGAAGGGGAGCGAAACGCTTATATTTTTGATTTAGCTGGGGCTTTTTGTGAGTATGGAATAAGTCAATCGACAGCTGAAAACTTTATATTTACTTACATATTGACAAGTGATTTTTCAGAAATTGAAATGAAAACAGCAATTCGCTCAGCTTACAAAAAACGTTCATTTGATAGCAAATATTTTGAAGACTATCAAACAGTATCAAAGATTAAATTAAAGATTAAAAACGGTATTGATAGTGCAACAATTAAAAAAGAATTAAATGTAAATGAAGACGTTATTGATGAAATAAAACAAGAATCTATTGATAAAGATATAAAGTTTTGGAGTGTAAAAGAAGACAAAAACGGTAAAGAAACTATTAATGTAGATCCTTATTTATATTCATGTTTTTTAACTCAAAATGGTTTTTACAAATACTATCCCGAAACTTCTGAAAGTCCTACATTTGTTCGTGTACTATCAAATAAAGTACATTTATCTTCTGTATCTCAAATAAAAGACTTTGTATTGAATCATTTATTAAAAGCTGAATTAATAAACATTTGGAATTATTGTTCAAAAAGTCCTTATTTATTTAATGAATCTCATTTAAACATGATTGATAGCGTTGCTCTTAATATGCTTATGGATGACAAAGACACTTCATTTATACCGTTTAAAAATGGAGTGGTAAAGGTTAATAAAGATTTAGTTGAGGTTTTGCAATATGTAGATGTTAACGGTTATGTTTGGGATAATCAAATAATAAACAGAAACTTTAATTTAAAGGATAGTTATAAAAATGATTTTCAGGATTTTGTATCAAAAGTAAGTAATACAGATGCGCATAGGATTGAAGCACTTGAAACTACATTAGGGTATTTAATACATACCTATAAAGATAAAACCGACCAAAAGGCAATTATATTTAACGACCAAGAAATTGACGACAATCCAAACGGTGGCTCAGGAAAGTCATTAATGTTAACAGCTTTAAATAATTTCAGACGTTTAGTTAAAATTGATGGCAAAGCCTTTGATCCTAAAAAATCAGACTTTGTTTACCAGCGTGTTAATTTAGATACTCAAATACTTTCTTTTGACGATGTAAAGAAAAACTTTCAATTTGAAAATTTATTTAGTTTAATAACCGAAGGAATAACAGTTAACCGAAAAAACAAAGATGAAATATTTATTCCGTTTGAACGCTCACCAAAAATAGTAATAACAACTAATTATGTAATAAATGGAGTTGGTTCATCTCATGAACGTAGAAGACACGAAATTGAATTTTATCAATATTTTAACGAAAGACGCTCACCTCTTTCTGAGTATGGACGTTTATTGTTTGATAGTTGGAATGATAAAGACTGGAGTGATTTTGATAATTATATGATTAATAACCTTCGTAAATTCTTAAAAAAAGGTTTAACTAAGTCAATTTCAATTAATGCAGAAAGTAAACGCTTTATCCAAGCTACAACTAAAGACTTCTTTGATTGGGTTGAGGAAGGTAATTTAAATCATAATATTAGAATTTATAATAATGAAATAATAATTAAATTTACAAATGAGTATAAAAATTACAAAGATTTGAATACTAAACAGTTTTTAAAGTGGGTTAAAGAATACTGTATATTTAAAAAATTAGAGTTGAAAAAAGAGCGAGATAGTTTAGGTAGGTATTTTGAAATAATTGATAGTCATAATAGTTTTGAAATATTAACCGATTTAATTTAATCAGATCACTTGAAGAATTTAAGTTGTTAACTTTAAAAAATATTTAATATCTTTGTATTTAATTAAATAATTTATTTTAATTATGGATAATAGAAAAAATAACGGAGCTGCTAAAGGAGAAGATAGGGGACAAGGTCGCAAGCCTAAATCTGATGAAATAGCAATGATTGAGAAAATGGATGCTACATTGGCTCCAATAACTGTTTGGCAGTCATTAGCTGCTAAAGTTGAAATAGGCGACACAATGGCAATTAAATGCTGGTTAGAGTACAGATATGGCAAGCCTAAACAATTAATAGGTTTAGTAACTGAAAATGAATCACTTGAACAAGTATTTAAAATAGGTGGAGTTGAAATAAAACTTTAATGTCAAAACAAGTATTATTTGAATCGTTCCCTAAACAGGATGAATTTCTTGAAGCTGTATTTAGTAATAATTACAACTTTATTATGTATGGAGGGAGTATCAGGGGCGGCAAAACTTTTGCTGGTTTAGGTGCTTTATTGTTACTATGTAAGATGTACCCAAAATCTAAGTGGTGTGTGGTTCGTGAAAGTTATAAGAAACTTGAACTTAATACTATTCCATCTTTTAAGAAAATATGTCCTACATCATTTATAAAGCATTTTAACCAAAGAACACAAACTGTTACTTTACAAAATGATAGTCAAATAATATTCCTATCTGAAAATTACTCTGATGACAAAGAATTGGATACGTTCAAAGGATTAGAGGTTAATGGTTTTTTACTTGAAGAAATAAACGAAATTCAATATAAAACTTTTAATAAATGCATTGAGCGAGCTGGTTCCAACTTTATTGAAAATAGACCTAAACCGATTATATTAGCAACAGCCAATCCGAGCAATAATTGGGTAAAAGAAATGGTTTATAATAAATGGAAAACTAATACTTTGCCACCAAATTGGCTTTATATTCCATCTAAAATAACTGATAATCCTTATGTTGATGCTGATTATTTAGAATCTTTAAAGTCAATGCCACGTTATGAATATGAAGTGTTTGTTGAAGGTAATTGGGATTTACAGGAACGTACAGGAGCTGAATTTTACAAGTATTTTAGTTTAGACAAGCATGTCAAAGAATGCCATTATGATCCATCTTTACCTTTACATATTAGTTGGGATGAGAACGTCAATCCTTATTTACCATGTGGAATATTCCAAATATCTAATAAGCAAGTAAGGTTAATCAATACTATCTTAGGTATTAATCCTAAAAACACAATTAAAGATGTTTGTAATGAGTTTAAGCGACTTTATCCTGCTCACGATAGTGGTTTATTCATTTATGGAGATGCAACCTCACAAAAGGAAGATGTTAAGCAACAAAAGGGACACAACTTCTTTAAACTTATTCAAAATGAGTTGATGAATTACAAACCGATTATGCGAGTTGGAAAATCAAATCCATCGGTAGTAATGAGAGGTAATTTTTTTAATACAATTCTTTTTAGTAATTTTGGGGAGATTGAGTTTATAATTAATCCCGATTTGAAAGATGCCATTCAGGACTTTACTAATACTAAAGAAGCATCAGATGGAACTAAAGATAAAGCTAAAGCAAAGGATGCAAAAAGTGGTATAAGTTACCAAATTTATGGACACATTAGTGATTTAACCGACTACTTAATTTGTGAAGCATTTAAAAACGAATATCAAATGTATCAAAGAGGAGATGTTACTCAATATGTTAGAAAAATAGGTAGTCAAATACAAAGCGGTAAAAATAGAATGTAAAATGAAAGTAAAATCACACAAAGAACTAATTGATGGTCATAATACAGTAACATTCTTTATTGAAGATGTTAGCACTAATACTTTAATCCATTCTGACACGTTTATTATTAACCGTAAAACTCGTATTAAAGCATTAAAAGCTGGTTTTGTTGAATATGTTTTAGATATGCAGAAAATGGAACTTGCTTTGTTAAATGCTGAAGTTCATAAAATAAAAGAAAATCAAATTGTTATTAATAGTAACAATAGTAACAATTTAATTAATTAGTAACTAATTTTGTAATATGGCACGATTACTAAGAGATTTAGACTATTTACGAGTTATTCAAAGTGATAACTTAGCGCAAATAATTGAATCTAACCAACAAACTAAATTGGATGTTGAACAATCAGCTCAATCAGAAATGATAGGCTATTTAACACAAAGATATATCACTAATCAAATCTTTACCGATACTAAGTTATTTGATATTTCTGCTACTTATAACGGAAAGCAATTAGTCGAATGGACTGCTCCAGCTTTTAGTGCTACAACTGTTTATACAACTGGTCAATACGTTTTACAAAACGGATATATTTATAAGTCAATAGCTGGATCTACTGCTCATGCTTTTTTGCCTGCTGAATGGACTCAGATATGCTTAGATAAAACATTATTTTATACTATTTATCCAAATGCAGAATATAGCAATGTAACTACTTATAGTGTTGGAGATGTAGTTTATTATAACAATATTGAATATTCATGTATTACATCATGTGTTGGAATATTGCCTACAAATACTCAATTTTGGGCTTCTGGAGCTGCTTATACTGTTACTGCTATTTATCCTGACAATACTACTAAATGGCAACAAGGTGACAACAGGAATCAGCAAATAGTAATGTATCTTTTAGATATTACTTTATATCATTTACATTCTCGTATCAATCCTAGAAACGTTCCAGATTTAAGAAAAGAACGTTACGATGGTAATTCACCAACTCAAAGCGGTGGCGCCATTGCATTTTTAAAACGTGTTGCAAGTGGAGATGTTACTGCTGATTTACCTCAAATATTACCGCAACAAGGCATGTCTATTCGTTATGGTTCTGCTGTTGCTAAACAAACAAACTCATACTAATGAAAATATTTGGCTACGATATAAATTTTAATAAAGGCTGAAAATGTTTCAGTAAATAGACCTGCAAATAGTGATATTCGTAAACGTATTAATGTACCAACTCAATTATATAGGTCAAGACAAGATATATCACAATGGAGAGCAGCGTTAACTTCTGCTGAATCTATTTATTCACCGCAAAGATATTTACTTTATAAATGTTATAATGATATTGTTTTGGATGCTCATTTAACTGCTGCAATTAACCAACGTAAAAACTTAACACTATCTAAGGAATTTGAAGTAAAGGTAAACGATGAAGAGGATGAAGAATTATGTAAACTAATCAAAACTAAATGGTTTAGAGATTTCTTAGATTATTCATTAGATAGTATATTTTATGGTCACTCTTTAATCCAATTTGATTCACTTGTTGAAGATACATTTAAAGCAGTTGAGTTAATACCTAGAGAATATGTAAAGCCTGAATTTCATATTGTAACTAATAGTTATGCCGATTTAGAAGGAGCTGATTATTTAGAAAATCCTTATAAAAATTGGTGTATTGGTGTTGGTCGTGAACGTGATTTAGGTTTATTGATGAAGGCAGCGCCATTAGTTATTTGGAAGAAAAACGCTTTAGGTGCTTGGGCTGAATATGCTGAAGTATTTGGAGTGCCATTAAGAATTGGTAAAACAAATGTAAGGGATGAAGAAACCAGAGCAAATATGGAAGGATTCCTTAAAAACTTAGGTACTTCAAGCTATGGAGTATTTGATACAGATGATTTAATTGAGATAGTTGATAGTGGTAAATCAGATGCTTACCAAGTATTTGATATGATGATAGCTAGATGTAACTCTGAAATAAGCAAATTGATATTAGGACAAACTGCAACAATGGATGAAAAATCTTTTGTAGGTAGTGCTGAAGTTCAAGAACGTGTTTTAAAGAATGTAGCTTTTAACGATGAATTTTTTATAGAAGGAGTTTTAAATTATCAATTAGTACCTATGATGCAAAGACTAGGTATTTTTCCACCGAATACTAAAATCAAAGTAGAAACTGAAGAAGAATTGTCTTTGTTAGATCAATCTAAAATAGATATTGAATTAATCAAAACGGGTAAATTTACATTTAGTGCTGAATACTTAGATGAAAAATATGGCAGTCAAGTTATTGAAGTAATTGAACCTAATTCAGTTGAAAGTATTAAGAATAGATTAGATAATCTTTACAAATAGTGTGTTCATTCTGTGACATACAAAATGCTGCTCCAATAAATATATTTTCAGATGATGAAATTGAACGTATTGTTGTTGGTGTTTATAGTGGCTTAATCACTCCGCAATCTTTAGACTTACTT